GTTCCGTATTGTGAAATCCCCTAAGGATAAGTGATTGAAATATAAGCACTTAGCGGGACTTGACAAAAACAGATAAAATCGTTATATTTCATACATACTCTAACACATGGAGGCTGTATGGATGGCATCACGAAGGAAGGTATTCGCAATCTTCTGCGAAATGCTGTGGTTACCGTCACGTTCACAAAGGCGGACGGAACAATCCGAGACATGAAGTGCACACTCTCTCCTGACTTTCTTCCGGCACAGGAAGTAACCGAGTCGCAGCGTAAGCACAGTCCGGATAGTTGTCCGGTCTGGGACATGGAGAAGGGAGCGTGGCGTTCGTTCCGCTGGGATAGCATTAGCAAGATTTCTCTCCTTGACAAAGAGGTTTATAATGGCTAATCTTCATCTGGTTCTTCCCCCGGCGTCGGAAACTTCCATCATTTCTGAGGAACCGACTTGGGAAGGTGCTGTGAAGAATTATAATTCTGAAATGCTTCGTGGTTTGAATTGGCATAACTATTGTGCTAATGAGAAAGATTACATGAAGTACATGGAACAATGGATCCGTGAGTATCGGCCGAATACTGCCAAGAAGGATATTGCTTCATGGCGGAATCATGGTCGTATTCGCTCCACCGTGTGTGCTTTGGCAAGGATGCAGCTTCAGGGATTCCCGTTGTCAGCATCTGATAGTCAGCACATTCGGAACTACGTCATGGAGTTTACTGGCATGATGGAGACCAAGGCGCACACGCCGGTTAATGGAGCTACTCCTACGGTGAATCGTCCTAACATTCAGGATAGAATTCGTGCACAAGTATCTTCCATCTTGGCAGACCTTGATGGTCACGTGGATGATGCCTTTGATGGTGTTCTTCCTTCTTCAGATGAATTGGCTGGTAAGATTCTCACACAGAATTTCAAGGGTCCTCAGCTGAAGTTGATTCAGCAGTATCTTCGTAGAAATCTGGCTGAGTGGCATTCTGCCTATGCAGGTGAGGATGACCAGCTTGTGGAAGGATATGCCTATGTGGGCAAGAGAAACTTTAAAAAGATTATTGATGTTTTCTCTGAGGTGATGGCTCGCATCTCTCAGGAGCAGACCAAGGTGAAGTCCTCAAGGATTCGCAAGAAAAAGCCTGTGGACAAGAAGAAGATGGCTAGCAAGATTCGTTTCAAGGCGGAGCATGAAGGCGTCAAGTCCTGCAATCCTGTGGACATCATTGGTGCCAACATGGTCTGGGTGTATGACACCAAGAAGCGCCGTCTGGGATATTATGAGGCTGAGGTGAAGGATAGTTTGTATGTGAAGGGTCCCAAGATTTATGGATTTGGCACCACGTGTGAGAAGATTCTTCGCAAGCCTGAGGAACAGCTGGCTGAGGTGATGAAGCTGCGAAAGAATCAGACCGTGAATTGGTTTGACGGCATCAAGGCGAAGTGTAAGGAGTTGAAGGGACGTACCACTACTGACCTACTTATTGTGAGGATTGACTAATGAAGCCCAAGGATAGATTTGATTTAGAGCAGGAAATCATGAACTGCTGGCGAGTGACCGATGACATTGATTCTGTGGCACATTTTGCTGGTCAGATAAATCTTGATGCCAAGGATCAAGATGCCTTGTTGAACATGCTGCTCGGCTTGAAGCAGTTGTATCATGTGAAGTTTGAAATTCTATTTGACACGTTCGAGGAGTTGGTTCGTGCTGGTGAGTTGGATGCCAACTTGAAGAAGTTTAAGTGGGATTGGCCTGATGAGGAAACCGATGATAATAGTTGATTATAGTCAAACAGCAATCAGCACCTTGATGGCGGAGCTTCGTGGACGCACTGATGCAGAAATTAGTGCGCCATTGATTCGCCACATGATTGTGAATGCATTGCGTTCATATAAGAACAAGTTTGGTAAGGAGTTTGGCCAGCTTGTGATTGCCTGCGACAATAAAAAGTATTGGCGTAAGCAAGTGTTCCCATATTACAAGGCGAACAGAAAGAAGGCGCGAGATGATAGTGGCTTTGATTGGCATGCCATTTTCGAGGCGTTGAATCAAATCAAGCAGGAACTGGCAGAACATTTCCCATATCCTGTCATTGAAGCCGACACAGCCGAGGCAGATGATATTATCGCCTCGTTGGTGTTCTATTCACAGGAAAATGATTTGGTACAGGAAGGCTTGGACATGGTGCCACAGCCTGTGTTGATTCTTTCTGGTGACCATGATTTCACACAACTCCAGCGATATAAGAATGTCAAGCAGTATAGTCCTATTCATAAGAAGTGGGTGAAGGCAGATTCTCCAGCAGATGAGATTGTCATGGAACATATTCTGATGGGTGACAAGGGAGATGGTGTTCCCAACTTCTTGTCTGCCGATGATGTGTTTGTATCTGGTGGTCGGCAAAAGCCTATTCGAAAGAAAGATTTGGAAACATGGAAGAAGCAGAAGATTGAGGATTGGAATGGTACTCCACATGAGATGAACATTAAGCGTAATGCTCAATTGGTGGATTTGCGATATATTCCAGAAACGATTCAAGGATGTGTTATAAATAGTTACACAGCACAGAAAGATGTGCGTGACAAGTCTCAACTATTGAACTATTTTATTGCACACAAGATGAAGAATCTTATGGAGCACATCACGGAGTTTTAATATGGACAATTTGAATGTAAAGATGTTGTTGAATGAAAAATTGGATTGGATTGCCAAAGGTGCTACACTTCAAGAGCAAGTGGAACGCACCAAGCAAGTTGCCAAGATTGATTCAACATTTGCACCATTGATGCGTATGGCGGTGTTGGAAGCTGAAAAGGTGGTGGGTATGCCTGTAGGGATGCCAGACACCTATAAGCCAGACACTAGTATGCCAGATGGCTTTGCCAACACGGATGCACGTGCTGAATTCCGTAGAATCAAGAATTTTCAAGCAGGCGGCAGTATGCAAAAAGTGGCAAGTCATCAACGAGAAAAACTTTGGGTGCAAATGGTGGAAGGTATGCACTGGAAGGAAGCCAATGTCATGATACACATCAAAGACCAAACACTTCTTCAAATTTACCCAAACATGAGACAAGTGTTGACAGAACTAGGTGCCAAGATTACATTACCTGAAGTAGCAGAAACAACAAAAAAGAAAAAGCCCAAGAAGTCGTAAGTTGTTGATTTAGAAGGACTTACCCTGGGGCTTGACAAATGAGTCCCAGGGTGTTATATTTAATATATACTGCTGATTGATAACTGATGTATTCATGCCGCGTTCTTCTATCGGCTAGGAAGCCGGACTTTCACTCCGGTAAGACGGGTTCGATTCCCGTACGCGGTACTATTGCCCTATCGTCCAATGGCAGGACAGCAGACTTTGGATCTGCGAATCTACGTTCGAGTCGTAGTGGGGCAATGCAGTGCGATTGTAGTTCACATTTAACCAAGGAGTCTTTATGAAGACCATGTTTGTTGCCGCTGTTGCTGTATTGATGTTTACTGCTTGTGCCAAGAAGGCAGATGAAGTTCAACCTGAGTCTGCTGCTCCTATTCAGGCCGAGACGGTATCAGCTCCTGCTGATAGCTCTGTGAAGCCTGTTGAAGGTCCTGCAGCTAAGTAAAAAATAGATTGTTGTAGATGTGGTTTATCTTATAAAATGGGTGTGATAATGATGAGCAAATCACACGCCTACTCATCTAGGAAAGCGGCTCCGTGAGGCGGGTCGCCGCATCATACAACAGTCATACGGGCCTGTAGCTCAGCTGGGAGAGCGCCTGATTTGCATTCAGGAGGTCATCGGTTCGATCCCGTTCAGGTCCATGGGTGGTTAGCTCAGTTGGTTAGAGCATCTCGTTTACACCGAGAGGGTCGGGGGTTCGAGTCCCTCACTACCCATAGTTTGCTCTTGTGGTGGAATGGTATACACGAAGGTCTCAAAAACCTTTGCCCTTACGGGCTTGTGAGTTCGAGTCTCACCGGGAGCATTGGACAGGTGGTAGAGTGGTTTATTGCATCGGTCTTGAAAACCGAAGAACTGAAAGGTTCCGGGGGTTCGAATCCCTCCCTGTCCGTTTCCAAAACCTGAGGTTATCATGCCATTTAAAATTGTGAGTATTGATAAAAAATCTGTTGCTGATAAATCCATGTTTATGAAAACTCATAAAAATGGGAAAAAGATTTATCTAGAAGAAGAAACTTGGTATCGGTGGGGATGGGTGATTGTTGAAGAAGACCCACGTGAGAATGGTTGGGTGGAAGGTGAACCATTAAACGCCAATGATTTCAATGTTCAAGATTGGAGTTTGGAAGATGGGTGTTGGACCGACCGGTATGGTGTTGAGGAGTTGTCCAAGAAGGAACAACAATTGTTGGAAGAGGTGACATTCATTGATGATGCAGGCTGGGAATGTTATGATTCAGAGTTGACTTTCTATGGTCCTGTAGATATAATTGAAATTGAAGAATAACTAGGCATTCGTGGCGAAGGGACTTAAAATCCCTCGCCCCAAAAGCGTGCCGGTTCGAGTCCGGCCCGGAGCATCTACGCCTCCATAACTCAATTGGTTAGAGTAGCCGCCTTTTAAGCGGTAAGTTCTAGGTTCAAGTCCTAGTGGAGGCACTATCCGCCAGTGGCCAAATGGTGAAGGCAGCGGTCTTATATACCGAAGATGTGTAGGTTCAAGTCCTACCTGGCGGACTTGCGGGTGTAGCTCAATGGCTAGAGTCCTTGCCTTCCAAGCAAGTTGTTGTGGGTTCGAGTCCCATCGCCCGCTCTAAATAGTTTTGTTTGCTAGCATAGCTCAGTTGGTAGAGCACCTCACTTGTAATGAGGATGTCATCGGTTCGATTCCGATTGCTAGCTCTGACGCCTCAATAGCTCAATGGTAGAGCATGTGACTCTTAATCACCAGGTTCTAGGTTCGAGTCCTAGTTGGGGCATACTTTAATTGGAGCCTTGTATGTTGGGATATGCGGTATTATCTTTAGTATGTATTGGTGTGTTTGTATTTGCGATTGGAGCAATTTATCTTAATTACGAAGAAACATCATACCGATATGATATTAGTGTGACAGATGAACATGAAATTTAAGTAGCACCGCGGGCGTAGCTCAGCTGGTAGAGCGCAACCTTGCCAAGGTTGATGTCGTGGGTTCGAACCCCATCGCCCGCTCTGTATGCCAAGATAGCTCAGTTGGTAGAGCAGTGGTCTGAAGAACCACGTGTCGGCAGTTCGATTCTGTCTCTTGGCACTACAAGGAGAATGTATGATTGCAGCTGTCACAACATTTTTGTTTATTGCCATATCCATTGGTGTGACTACATGGTATATTGCACGATTTCTAGAAGAAGATAAGTTTTAATATTCCTCGGTAGCTCAGTTGGTTAGAGCGGGTGACTGTTAATCACTAGGTCGG